TGTTGGTGTTTGGGTTATGCTAGGTCTTGGTGTTGGCTCTACATTTAGTGGAACTGCTGGTGCTTGGGCTGGAAGTAACTTTATATCAGCCACAGGTGCAACATCCGTAGTAGGAACAAACGGAGCCACCTTCTACATTACTGGAGTCCAGTTCGAGGTTGGCACAACAGCCACTAACTTCGACTTCCGTTCTTATGGTACAGAATTAAACCTTTGCCAACGCTATTATCAAAAACTTACTTATGATGGTACTGGCGGTGAAGTTACTTATGGTGTTGGCGCACAACAAGGGACTACTTATGCGTATGTTTATACGCCATATTTACAAACAATGCGTTCAGAACCAACCGCAGCTATTTCTAATTTACAAGTAAGTAACTTTAGGTCTTATTCCACTGACTGTACATTGACATCAATACAAGCTGGGTATAGCTCTTGTTCAATCATTTATGGATTTGCTTCTTCTGGTTCTGCTGATGCACCAGTATATGTTCAAAACAAAAACAATGTGGCTGGTTTCTTATCTTTTTCTGCGGAGTTATAAATGTACAAATTATGTCCAAACTCATGGAATGGAAATCCTGCAAGGTCAGTTATACGATTAGAAGATGGTGCAGCAATTCCATTCGACCCTGACAACACAGACTACCAACAATACCTAGCATGGTTAGCCGAGGGTAATACCCCAGAACCCGCAGATGAAGGAGTTGCATAATGGCATTAACACAAGTACAAGGCGCAATGGTTGGACCTACAGGGTTTGCTAACCTAAGCGGTATTACATTCCCAGCAACACAAGTACCAAGCTCTGATGCAAATACATTGGATGACTATGAGGAAGGTACTTGGACACCAACCGCTTTTGGTTCAAGTACCACTGGTACAACTACGTATGCCGATAGAGCTGGTTTTTATACAAAAATTGGCAATCAAGTAACTGCAAGTTTTTATGTTGACTGGACTTCACTAACTGGAACAGGCGCTTTAAGATTTGGTGGCATTCCATTTACTGTAAAAAATGTATCAAACATAAATATTACGGGAACTTTAATGACGAATGGTCTTAATTGGACAGGTGGCACAAGCATAGTTTTGTACTGCAATCAGGCAAGCACTTATTTTATGATGTATGGCTCTTCAGATGATGCTGGATGGGCTGCTCAACAATGCGTTAATGAATCTGCGGCAGTTATTGGAACAATTACATATTTTACAGATTAATTAACCAACATGGACTTGTTGGTCGGACACTAAAGGATTAAAAATGGCATTAACAGAAAAAATTGAAATTGACCGAATTGAAATGCAAGGCGATTGGAACATTCAAGTTCGTCAATCTACTGTTATCGAAAAAGATGGAAAGCAGGTTTCCCGTACATTCCATCGCTGGGTATTAACTCCAGACGATGACATTAGCGGTCAAGAGCAAAAAGTTCAAAATATTTGCAATGCCGCATGGACACCAGAAGTTCGCCAAGCATACGAAACATTTAAGGCTGAACAAGCACAAAGAATGTTATGAGTGAAGATTTCTTAGACCCCTATAAATATGGGAAACTTGTAGCCCAAGTAGAAACCATGGAGAAGAAGATTGACATTATGGAAGCTGACATTAAGAAGCTTGTCATGATGGCTGAAAGATCTAAGGGTTCCTTGTGGGCGATCATGGGTGCTGCCTCAGTATTTGGTGGCTTTGTAGCATGGATGGCTGATTTAATATTTAGAAAGTAAGCCTATGTATGTCAGATCAATTCGGATTTATAGAAGGAGCAAAGTCTGTAACAAGTAGTATGGATGCCAGCCGACAGGCTAGTCATTCTATTACAAAGAGTATTACCGATGTACAGAAGGAAGCTGCATCAGCAGCCCAGCAGAAAGATCTAGAGCGTAAAAGACAGATAAGAGAAGCACAGGTCTTTAAAGAGCAATACTTTAAACGAGCAATGATGGAATGGCAACGACAAGAAACCATTCGTATTGAAGAAGCAAAAGTAAAAGCTGATTTCATTAGGAGGCATGGCAGTAAACGCTGGGGTGAAATCGAATCCATTAAACAAAAGATAGAGAAACAGGACAATGAACTTAGTCGAGAGTTTAAACAAGATTTGGAAAAGAGTCGTAGAGCAATGTTCGTGTGCTATGCAGTGGCTGCAATCATTGCTTGGTACCTTACTTGGGGTCATAAAGGGTAAATAATGTTCACACTAATATCAACTGCTTTGTCCTTCCTAATGGGTGGACTGCCTAAACTACTAGACTTCTTCCAAGACAAGTCTGATAAGTCACATGAACTAGAGCTTGCTCGTATGCAAACAGAACGAGAACTTCAGATGCTAGAGCGTGGCTATGCAGCACAAGCTAGGGTCGAGGAGATTCGTACAGATCAAGTGCAGATGCAAACGCAGGCACAAGAACGTACAGCTATGTACCAACATGACATTGAGATTGGTAAGGGTGCAAGCCAATGGATCATTAATCTACGGGCTTCTGTACGTCCTGTAGTTACTTACCTATTTGTATTATTACTTATCATTGTAGATATAGCATCTATTATGTGGGCATGGTCTAGCGGAGTAGCATTTGTAGAAGCTATCCCTATGGTATTTGATGCCGATGAGATGCAAATCCTTGCCTCGATTATTGCCTTCTGGTTTGGTACCCAAGCATTCGCTAAGAAATGATTGATAAAAAAGTCTTAGACATGATAATTCATCATGAAGGTTTTAAGACAAAACCATACCAATGCCCTGCACTTTTATGGACTGTCGGGGTAGGTCATGTAATAGATCCTAACCATGCTAGGGTACCATTGGCAGAAAGAAAAGCATTGCCAATCCCTGCAGGTTGGGATAGAATATTAAGTGGGGATGAGGTCAATGAAATTCTTGCTAAAGATTTGGAAAGATTTGAAAGTGGTGTACGAAGACTGTGTCCTACTGGTCTTAATACTGGTCGCTTTGGTGCACTTGTATCATTCGCCTTTAATGTTGGACTTGGTAATCTCCAAAATTCTACCCTTCGGATGAAGCATAACCGAGGTGAATACGAAGCAGCTGCCGATGAATTCTTAAAGTGGAATAAGGCAGGTGGTAAAGAATTAAAAGGTCTTACCACTAGACGAAAAGATGAAAGAGCGTTATACCTTTCATGATAATCAATTATAAGTAAGGGTTGCATAATATGGCAGATAAAACATTTACAGAAAAACAACGGGAAGTAATCGCTCGTAGGATGGGCTATGATGGTCCTATGCAAATGTTCGATGAGTATCTAAAGTCTAGTCCTAATGATGCTAGGAAGTTTGGTTTGATTACAGATAAGTTTATGGCTCGTGGTGGTATGGTTAAGATGGCTGAAGGGGGAACAATTGAGCCAGTTGCAGTTAATAAAATAACTGGAGAGCCAATTAATACAACTTCAGACAATCTTTTAGAGGCTTCTACCCAACAATTAGTATATGGTCCAGACGGCACAGTATATGGCAGCCCCCTAGCAGCACGAGAAGCGGGTGTAACTAACTATACGAATACACCGCCTCAAACCCCAGCAGGTACAACCACTACTAATGCTGTAACTAATATGCCAGTTCAACCCCAAGCTGCTCAAGTAGCACCTGCATTGCAGGCAGTTCAAGCTGGTCAGACACTTGCTACTGAGTTAGCCCCAACACAAGCAGCCCAAGCTACTGCTGCTGCACCTATTACTGCAGCCACTACAACTGCTCCCACTGTAACCCCTACAGCTACTATGGAGGCTGTACAAGCTGCACCTGCAGTACAACAAGCAACTGCTGCAGTTAAACCTGCACAGGGCACTGTATCACAGCAAGCCCAAGTACAAGCTGCACAGGCTACGCCTACTGAGACTGCTGTTGGTCAGTTAGATGCTGCTCAAGGTTTAACCAGACAAGTAACTGGTGCACCTGTACGTGGTGAACAAGTCGGTGAAATGGTCAGTGGTCCTGCTGTGGACATGGCTAAGGTAGAAGATACCCTAACTAAAGCAGAAGCTGCTCAAGGTGTAGTTACAGAAGATATGACAGTTCAAGGGCAGTTAGCTAAATTAACTGCTGGCTTTGAATCGGGTAATCCTCCATCATGGGCTGCTGCATCCTTACGTAATGCTACAGCACAGATGGCTGCTCGTGGTTTAGGTGCATCTAGCTTAGCAGGTCAAGCTATTATTCAAGCTACCCTAGAGGCTGCTGTGCCTATCGCTAGTGCTGATGCTCAAGTGTTCCAGCAGATGGGTATGCAGAACTTATCCAATCGTCAGCAGGTAGCTGTATTAACTGCACAGCAACGTGCCCAGTTCTTAGGTCAAGAGTTTGATCAAGGGTTCCAAACCCGTGTAGTTAATGCTGCTCGTGTAGCTGACATTGCTAACATGAACTTTACTGCACAGCAACAGGTAGCCTTAGAGAATGCACGTCTAGCACAGACAATGGACTTGGCTAATCTGAATAACAGACAAGCTCTTACCATGGCTGAAGCTGCTCAGATTGCTAACTTAGAGACAGCTAACTTAAATAACAGACAGCAAGCTGCCGTAGTGAATGCTCAGACATTCTTGCAGATGGATATGACTAACCTACAGAATGAGCAACAGACAGAGATGTTCAAGGCTCAATCTAATATACAGTCTATCCTAACAGATCAAGCTGCAGTTAATGCATCTAGACAGTTTAATGCTTCTAGTCAAAACCAAGCAGATCAATTCTTTTCTAATCTGACTGCACAGGTAAAGCAGTTTAATGTCCAGCAATCAAATGCTATGGCACAGTTTAATACCGATCAGGCTAACACTGTATCTAAGTTTAATACTGAAGTACAGAATCAGCGTGACCAGTTCAATGCCCAGAATCGTCTAGTCATTGACCAGTCTAATGCTCAGTGGCGTAGAGAGATTTCTACAGCTAACACAGCAGCTATCAATCGTGCCAATGAGTTCAATGCTACTAAGGCTATGGAAGTTACTATGGTTGAGTATAACAATATGTGGCAACAGTTCCGTGATGAGATTGAGTATTCGTGGAAGTCTGCTGAGAATGCAGCTGATCGTGTTAATCAAGTTACCCGTCAAGAGATCTCCTCAAATGCTACAATATTAGCTGCAACCATGGCTAAGGATGCTGAGATTACTAAGACCATTGGTTCATCTGCAGCCACTATCCTAAGTGGTACATCTGGTGCTAAGGTATTCGGTGAGATCTTTAACTGGGGTTACGATAAAGCTGGTGAGTTAATTGACTGGGCTGGTGGATTATTTGATACAGGTCCAGAGTTATTAGCAGGCTAATTTAATTAAGGCGATATACAAATGAGCGTAGACATTTATAAAAAGAAAATAGAGGAATACATTAGCAAGAAAGAAAGTTCTAAGACTGAACTAGATTCTGCTCGTGGATTGCTTGCACCTAAAACTATGAATAAAGAAGTCAAGCAACAACAAGATATGATTTCTAATATTGGTGAGTTTGTATATGCCTTACGCCAAAAGAGAAAAGAATTAAAAATGAAAAGGGGTAAGAAATAATGCCAGCAGATGCAGCGTTTGTCAATGCTCCGATTCCCGGTATGTCACTCACCAGTGAGCCGGGCAATCGCCCATGGGAGAATCCTCCTAACTTAGTATCTGTAGAAGATGCCATGGAGTTCTATACAAGACGTATCTTAGGCACCCCTGAAAATTATGATCAGGTATTAGACATCATTGAATCTGGTTTACCTATCCGTAACATTGCTAATATTCTCATGAAGACTAGCGTCATGGAAGGCTACCATACCATTGACGTAGGTATCCTTGTATTGCCTGTTGTTGAAGAACTACTCATGTCTGTAGCAGATATGCATGATGTGTCGTATGTAGAAACAATTGACGAAGTATTTAAAGAGAATGTTGTAAGCCGTAGACAAGCTCGTCTAGCTGTACAAGAATTAAAAAAAGAAAGAGTACAACCTAAAGTAGAACCAACAGAACAGCCAAAAGGATTGATGGCTAAACCTCAAGATATGGTGGAATAATTATGGCATTTGATCTAGGTGCATTTATTGCTGGTGCCTCGGAAGGTGCAGCCAGTTCTATTGAAAAGCGGAATAAAGAGATTCGTCAAGCTGCCTTGCGTGAGTTTGATGCTCTACAGAAACAAGCAGATGAGCAGACAGAGAAGTTACGTACTAAACGTGATGAGATGAAAGCTACTGCTGACGTACTATCTAACTATCGTGGTGCTAACAATACAGGCTTTACTCCAGCACAAGTAGTAGGGCTATTACAGAATCCTGCTGTAGCTAAGCGTGTTACTGAACAGTTAAAAGCTAATGAAGATGGGTTAGATCAAATTGATTTCGCTAAACTGTATACCGTAACTAAAGGTAAAACAGACATTACCCCAGAAGAATTTATTAAGCAGAGTACTTCTATCCCTATGGGGATGCCAGAGGCACCACAGAAAGTAGTACGTGGAGCATTTGGACTTGAATCGCCTGCTATGGCTCAAGCACAAGCAGAGTTTGAAGCATCTACAGGTAAGTCATTAAGAGAAGTTAGAGCTACTGCTAAAGGAGTATCACAGACAGAAGCCATGGTTCAAGGCACAGTAGACTTCTCACAGTTTAAGAAACCAGATACACTCGCTAGTGTTCAGGCTCAGTTAAGAGATATCGTTGCAAATGGTGGCGATACTAAGACTGGCAAAGGTAAAGTCTTAATGGATAAGTTAGCTGCAAACGCTATTATTGAATCTAAGTTCAAGGAAGGCGAAGGAAAGGAAAGAACTACAGCACAAATTAATTCTGTGTTTAATCAATCCTTGCGTGTTGGATTAGAGCCTTTGTTAGTTAAAGGCACTGTAAGATTTAATCCAGAAGCAAATGATTATGTACCTATAGTCGGTGATGCTGCTTCTATTAGAGAGTTCCAAGATCAAAAGAATAAAGTAGTTAGAAACCAAGCAATTGCAATGGGTATCTTAGACAACGAAGGTAACATTATTGGTGGAAGAAATTCACAAGATGCATTATTGCCATATGCCAATATAGAAAAAGGTAAGGTAGTATCATGGAAAACTGTAGCTCCTGCTGAGGGCGAGAAGAAACCAGCAACAGAGGCACCTGCAGCCCCAGCTAAACCAGCTGCAGCACAAAGCACAGAAGTATTACCTCTTCCAAAAACTAGAGATGGTAAATTGGATGGATCTAAATTAGTAGCAGGGAAGTCATATAAAGCTGCTGATGGATCTGTAAAAATTTGGAATGGTTCAGGCTGGCAATAATAAAGGATAAAGATGGCTAGTGAATTTGACTTGCCAATAGTTGGACTACCTAAGAAACCTGTTAGTCCTGCTGTTGCACAAACTACAGCATTAACTCAAACTCCTGAAGAGCAGCCGCCAGCCTCAGAGTTTGATTTGCCTATTGTAAATAAGAAACCATTAGATCAGCAAGTACAGAGAATCAAGAAGGAAGAACAGATTCCCTTTGAGTCTTTGTATAAAGATCCTGAGAATCTTAAAGTAATTAAAGAGTACGGTGAAGTACGCTTTGGTGAATCAGGTAAGCAAAAGAAGGGTGAGTCTGACGAAGACTATGCCAAACGATTCATGACAGCAATGCGTCAGGTCGAATGGAATACTTCTCTTAATGCTATCCCTGAATTAAACTGGATTAATAATGCCAAGCCAGAAGAAGTTGTTAAAGCTTCTCGTGCACACAATCTATACGATAAGATACCTGCATGGTATGAGAAGGGTGGGCAACCGGGGGCTAGACCTTTTGGTGAGGCTTTACTATCTGCTGTATCTGAGCCTACTAATATTCTTAGTGCTGGTATTGGTGCTACTGCTAGATATGCCGTAGCTAGACAAGCTATTAAGAATGCAATAAGTACTAAAGCAAAAACTGCAGCTATTGCTGGTGGTGCTGAAACAGTTATTGGTGCTGGTCAAGACGTAATCAGTCAAGATATTCGCATGAAGACAGGTGTACAAGAAGAGTTTAGCTATGGTCAATTGGCTCTTGCTGCAGGTCTTAGTGCTTTTGGTGGTTCATTAGAAGCTATTACAGCAGTCGGTACTAAGCCAATTAAAACCAGCAAGCAAGAACTAGCAGATAAGCTACAGGGTAAGAAGCAGGTTAAAGATGATCCTGCTACCACTGAACTTAATAAAGCATTCGATAAGTCCCAAGAAGATCTACTCAATGAGTTTGATATCTTTGAAGGTCGTAAGACTTTGGATGCAGTCTCAGCCCCAACAGATTTAACTCAGGCACAAATCCGTACAGACATTAATCGCAAGGCTATTGATGTAGCTAAGTATGTTATGCTGCTTGCCCCTGAGTATCGTCCCGCACAAGGACAAAAGGTAAGTGATGCAGTTAAGAATGTCTTTATGTCTATGGATAACATTGACAATGATGTCATTGATGCTGCATTAAAGAAAGCTAATCTAACCCCAGTAGACTTTGCTCAAGCTACCCGTACTACTGTAGCTGACGCAGGTAATATCATGCAAGGATATTCTGCCTTAGCTCGTACTTTAAATAAAGTAAAACAGATAGACCCGGAGGCACAGAAGCTTATTAATGATATGTACGGCAGGGACCATGAAGCTGTATCTATGATGGGCAATACCCTACGTGCAATCAATAGATTAGAGCGTGAGTCCAAGGCTATCGTGGTATCGGGTATTGGTACTACAGTACGTAACGTCATGGGTACAGGTACTGCCATGACCTTTGATGCTGCCTCTAAGTTAATGGAAGGTACTCTATATACCACAGGTAAAGCCCTGACTGGTATGGCTACTGGTACTTACAATAAAGGAGATGTATCTAGAGGCTTAGTCGATACGGTTAAGGATGCCTTTGCTACCTTTGGTCACATGTCAAATGCTGGGCTTACCGCTGAAACAGTAGACCTCTTGCTTAAGGATAACCCTAGACTACAGAATCAATTGTTTAGTGCACTGCAAGAAAGTAATAAGGCAGACTTAAGTAAGGTAGCTAGAGTAGTTAATACCCTTAACGTAGCCCAAGACGTATTCTTTAGACGGGCTATCTTTGCATCTACAGTAGAACGTCAGCTAAGACGTGTTGGCATTGATATGTATGACCTCCTAGCCAACAATAAAACAATCCCCGTAGACGTGCTTAAAAACGCCACAGACGAGACTTTGAAGGCAACCTTCTCCTACATGCCAAAACAACAGGCAGCGAAGCAGAAGGGCGTTGAAGCGATTTCAGAGGGGTTGGCACATAACTTTGTTAATATCTTTGAGAAGATGCCCGGTGGTTCTTTGATTGTAACTTTCCCAAGGTTCATGTCCAATGCTATGGCATTCCAATATCGGTACTCACCTTTCGGTGCAGCATCGGGTATGGGTGATATTGCCAATGGTGCAAGACGTATGGCTAAAGATGAAGATGGTGGATTAGCTCAATTAAATCAAGGACTTGGGAAACTTAGTCGAGGTACTGTTGGTATGGCTGCAATTTATGCTGCCTATAAATATCGTCTAGAGAATCAAAGCAGTGAATGGTACAACGTCACTGGTGAAGATGGAAGTACTGTAGACATTCGTGCCATATTCCCGATTGCCCCATACCTAGCAGTAGGTGACTTTATTGCTAAGCAAAAGTTAGGTAGACCAGAGGACGCTAAGCTTACAGAACTAGCTGCATCAATTGCTGGTATGAAAATGCCTGCTGGTACACAGGGATATTTGTTAGACCAGATACCTCAGTTTATTGCAGGTGCAGAAGGTAAGGAAGCAGACAAAGTATCTAAGGCATTAGGTCGTGTCATAGGGGATTTTTTTGGTCGCTTTACTACGCCCGGCAAACCAGTGTTTGAATTCCTAGATCTGTTTGATCAAGAGGGTCAGATTGCCCGTGATCCTAATGTAGTAGAGGGAGATAACTTATTTACTCAGACAGCAGTACAACGTGTCATGGCTAAGTTACCTGAACTTAAAGAAGATTTACCAGAGTTCCAACCTTACTTCTCAAATAAAGCTCCAGTACGTGCAGGTGAATTCTTTAATACCTTAACAGGTGTACGTGTTACACCCGAAAGACCACGGATTGAGCGTGAGTTTGTAGCCTTGAACCTAGATCCCTATGCATTCTTTGGTAGCACTGGTGACAAGGTCTATGACCGTGCCTTTATTAAAGAGTCTGTACCTTTTGTTGAAAGACGATTGAATACCTTGCTAGATAGCGAAAGGTACAAGGGATATACACTAGACCAGAAGCGTTTAGCTGTAGCTACAAATATGCAAGAGACATTGGGTATGGCTCGTGATATTACACAGGCTAAGATGACTAGTGAAGATAGAGATCGTGTCAATAAGATGAGATTCAATAAGCTACCACCAGTAGCCCGTAGAGCAATCAATGAACTCTATGCAAAAGAAAATAATGGTACTACAATGGATGAGGCAAAAGACTATAAACAAGTCTATAAGTATGAAGCACTCATTCAAAGGTACCGTTAATGACACGACAAGACATAGAAGATAATTACCCAGACTCAGCACTCTTGCTACTAGAGGAGAAGTATTTTGACGAAGCTATCCTTGGGGTAGCCAGTCGAGTAAACACTCCATGGGCTGTATGCTATGACGCTAATAAATGTATTGAGTTATTAGCCAAGCATGAGGGTATGACATTAGATGAAGCTGATGAATACTTCCACTACAATACTGCAGGGGCATACGTTGGTGAGCATACCCCTGCATTTGTATATTACTAAGCTGCTAGTTTTTCCTCCGTAGTACCCCAACCCCAATCACCTTCCATGCCGGCTGCATTGTAGTCGGTTACTACGCCTTCAAAGAAGTTCTTGAGGCTATCCCCACTGATGACCCAGTCTAGCCACTCTAATGGGTTCTCTTTAACCTTCCAGTTACCCTTCAAGCCAAGCTGAATCAATCGTCTGTCAGCAATATAACGGATGTACTTCTTAACGTCAGCTGCAGTTAAGCCTTGGATCTCGCCCATCTCAAATGCTGCATCGGTAACAGCATCCTCAAGTGCTACACCTTCTCTGAACATCTCATAGATGTCCTTCTTGAAATCGTCAGTCACAATACGTGGATGCTCATTGCAGAACTCACGGAACAGTTTAACCATTCCCTCGCAGTGCATACTCTCATCCCTCACGGACCACTCTACGATCTCGCACATACCTTTCATCTTACCGAAACGCTGGTAGTTAAGGAGCATTGCAAAGGCTGAGAACAAAGACATGCCCTCATTCATAACTGATCTTGCAATAGCCTTAGCTAAACCGGCATGGCTATTGGTATCAATCTGTGACATGAAGTCAATCTTCTCACTCATCTGCTTGTACTTTAAGAATGCCGAGTACTCTTCCTCTGGCAATCCAAGTGTGTCATTTAGTAATGCATAGCTACGCTGGTGCACGAACTCACGATTAGCAAAGCTAGTGAGCATGGCACGGATCTCATTGTTCTTAAACTTCTGCACATAATGCTCTAGATAATTCGTACCTACAGCAACATCACTCTGTGTAAATAATCTTAGGATTTGTGTGATGTGATTTTTCTCTTGTGGTGTTAGCTTACCACCTTGCCACTGTGCCAAGTCATCCTGCAACTTAGCTTCCCACTCACCCCAGTGGGCTTTCTCTGACTTGATGGCGTACTCAACAGCCCAAGGTGCAAAGAAAGGTTTATAGGAAACGCTGGGCGATATTAAACTCATAGATTGGTACTCCGAGGAATTGATTGTGGAAATAAATAGGAGCAGAAATGCTCCCTTGGGATTCTAGTTATATGCAAATTGGTCCTTTAAATCAACCCCCTTTGTATCTTATTGTTTTTGTTATTCATTTATTTGTAGTACTGAATTGTCCGTGGTGCACAGGTAACATCCACAATGACATCCGAATAGTATTCATCAATACGCCTCTTAGACATAATGATAATAGGTCTCGTTCCGGCTGCCTCACAATCCGTAATACCATTAATAACTTCTTGCCTACTCATGGCATGTACTTTCTTTTGTACCCGTAACTCTGACTTCGTACCATATGGATCAGAAGCACAACCAGTTGCTACAATTACTATGCCTGCTACCAATAATAGTGATTTCATTTTATCTCCGCATTTCTAATAGCCTCAGCTATCTCCGTTAATAAACTTCCATTAGCGGGAATTACTACGGGGCAGTCAGCAAATCGCTCTACGATCTGTGCTATCTGTTCCTTGATACATTCTATCTTGGGCAGATTTCCCGTAGTTTCCCAGCTTACTTCATCTTCAAATTGAAATATTGCATCTTCTAATAATACACTAGCTTCCCATAAAGCATAGTCAATCTGTTCTGATCGATCTATTATTTTACTTCCTGCTGCTTCCATTGCACACACAACGATACCGTGTGCCTTTCTTAATGCAACAATAGTATTATCAAATGTGTAGTTTGGTATGATAGCCATGGTATCTCCTAGAGTATGTGGTCGGCAATATTTAATTCAACTAATTCTTTGGCAGTTAAAAATACATCACTTGCAGGTAACAGTTTTTGTTTTACTACTGTTGCTGACATGCCACTTGCATCACGTAAAATCTGTATCATCTTCTGATTACAGATGTCTGCTTCTTTAACTGCAGATTTAAAGTCGTGATACTTACTATCGATGTTGTCTGAAAACTGGTGACACATAGCACTGGTATTTACAGCAATGTATCTTTCTCCTTTGGTACCAGCACAGAAAATTAAGAATGCTGCACTCATAATAGAACCAACACCTACAGTGCGGATCGGATGACTGCTGTTCCGCATTACATCAATCAACGCAAAGGCTTGATATAGATCCCCACCACCAGAGTTAATGTAGATAGTTAAAGTCTTTTCTTTCTTATCTACATTCTCATAGGTAAGCCACTTAATACACTTAGCTATATTGTCTGCTTCGATCTCATCATACAAATAGAATATGTGATTCTCTAACAGTACAATATCAATGCGATCTTCTGCTGTCTGATCGTCATGTTTCCTAGTTGCCATTTGGTATCTCTACTATTGATATTAAATTAATGGGTACCTGAAAGAACATCTCACCTTTGTATACATATTTATTAGGCACCTCAACTACAGGCGATGATAGAAGTATACTGGATGGGCATAGGAATGCATGGGTAACTTCATTATTAAATACCATAAAGTATGCAGGCTTATCTAACTTAGCAAACTTAGACTTACGTTCTGGTATTTGTAATGTGTCATACTTAAATGTAGTACCTGACCATACTTTCTTAATCTCTACTTCACAATAAAATGTTTCAGTTCCTGTATCCACAATTAAATCTACGGCATACCTATCAGGATGGTCCTCTACTGTATGCCCTAACGATTGCCAGTACAGTTTAGCTGCTGCTCTTGCAGAAGTATCTGTCTCATCAAATAGACTTTTACTAAACACCTTACGTGTTGAATTAGCCATGGCAGCTTATGCACTCCTCGGCATCTTTAAGGGCATCACGTTCTACCTTAAGACCTACCTTGTCGGCTTGCACACCTGCACTAGTACGTAAGTAATACAATCCTTTTAGTCCTGCCTTCCATGCACGTAAGTGTATTGCATTGACATACGACTTATTGCTACCTGCAGGAAAGAATAGATTGACAGATTGCCCTTGGCATATGTACTGCTGTCTATCCGATGCATGCTCAACAACCCACGCTTGATCGAGTTCAAAGGCTGTCTTGAATACACTCTTCTCATCGTCCGTTAAGAATGGCAGGTGCTGTACAGAACCTTCATTCATAATGATTGATGCCCACACTTCATCTTTGTTTTCGTGATGCTCGTCTAAGACTCTAGCCAAGCTATCACTCTTGACGAGATGCGAACCAGCCCTTGTACGATGCACATAAGCATTCGACTTAACAGGTTCAATACTTGGAGAGCAACCACAGATAATAGAACTATTGGCATTAGGAGCAATTGCAATAAGATGAGCATTCCGAACCCCAGACTTAACCATATCGGGTGCAGCCCCTCTCTCTTGGGCAAGTACTTTGGTCTCATGGGTTGCTTCCTCCTTCATGTGTTTGAACATATTGCGATTGATTAACTTAGCTGCCACACTCTCAAATGACACACCTCTGTTCTGTAGATAACCATGGAATCCCATTGCACCTAGCCCTAAGCTACGCTCTTGCTGTGCACTGAATCGTGCCTTGGCAATATCATCAGGAGCATTGTCAATGAATACTTGCAATACATTATCTAAGAAACGAATGAGATCACGAACCATCTGTGTATCCTTCCACTCGTCAAACTTTTCTAAGTTCACACTAGACAGACAGCACACTGCAGTACGGTCTGGTGATGTAGCTAAATGAATCTCATTGCATAGATTACTGCCATGAATTTTTAGACCCAAGTCTTTCTGTTCTTGTGGCAATCCTTTGTTAGCTGTATCAATGAAGTTAATGTAAGGACTTCCAGTACGGAACCGTGCCTCCAAGATACGTTGCCATAGATGACGGGCAGGTGTAGTCTCACGTACTACCCCGTTGGATGGGTCCTTTAACTCCCACTCTGTGCCATCAACTACTGCTTGCATAAATGCATCAGATACATTTACTGCATTAAATAAATTAAAACACTTGCGATTAATGTCACCACCAGTGGGCAACTTAAAATTAGTAAACTCGACAATATCGGGATGACTAACATCCAAGTACGCAGCATAGCTTCCTTTCCTAGTCTTGCCCTGCTTGTATGCAGTCATCTGACTATCTACTACTTTAAGAAATGGTATGGGTCCCGGTGCCTTATCACTGACACCCCTTACATCTGACCAGTGTCCACCCACCCCACCACCTTTAACTGACAGCCAAGCTACCTCAGCATTGTGGTTAATCAATTCGTCTAGGTTATCCCCTACGTAGGTAAGGAAACAGGATATGGGTAGTGCCTTGGGTTTCTCCCCGTATCTAGGTGCATTACTTAACACAGGACTAGCGTACATAAACCAGCCCTTAGAGGCGTAATCGTAGACCCGTTGGGCTAGACCTATATCCCCTGCAGAATAAGCCAATGCAGCCCTTGCAAACGCTTCCTGTGGGCTTCGTTCTTCGGTGAGTAGGTAGTAGTCCTGAAGCAGTTGCATTGCCTGCTCAGATAAACGACTATCCCTAGCTGTATCTACTATTATTCCATGGTAGTTCATTCAAGTCCCTCAATATCCATTCTTACATTGCTAACCTTCTCTGCCCCAATGTCATACATGGCATCGTGGATAGCCTCCTCAATGATTTCTTCTAGGTAATCTGGGTCGGAGTACGTATTGGGCATACTCTCAGGATCTAAGATTACCTCAAAATGTACTTCGACTATAATGCTCACCAGTGCAGCCCCTCTGTTTCTTCTAGTAATTGAATCATCTTATCTAGATACCATCTTGCTTTCTTGCAATCAGTAATGGGTCTATCCTTGTGCCACATTCTCATGGTGTACTTAAGTACGTTACCATGGCAGTAGCTGATCGCTTCAAACTTACCCAGTGTATCTATGATTACATCAATGGTTTCAAACTTGCCGTAGTTGTAATGCTGTGGTTCATTGACTTCATCTTCGTCTTCTTCTTCTTTTCTTTTAAACAGATCTTCTGCCTTGTCAAACAAACTCCCATTAAAATAATCTTCTGATCCTACCTCCGGATACTTGTAGTTCTTAACCGCACTGTCCCACTCATCCGGTGTTGCATCGTTTAATCTTTTTGTATTGAATGGATCTACGCTCATGCATTCCCCCTTGTCTGTGTCCATTGTGTTAGATCAATTACATTGCTGAATTCATTCTGTGAATTTAAATCATTAAATACTATTTCACCAGACTTAACCATATCATCCATTTCATCTGAAACAATATTACCAAAAGCTTCATCACGATTTAATAAATGAAAACAAGTAACAATGCCCTTCATCAAGTGCAACAATTCACGATACGAATCCTCAGACAATTTATCAGATGGCATGCACATCATGTTTAAGTCTACTGTCCCATTCCAATCTTCATCATCAAAGTTAGGTCGAATAATTAGTACGATGTCATCTTTTTTAATGGGGTTACTCATGTTTGGTTCCTTTATATGGATTAAATTCTAATGGCATTATTTTCTTAGGTGCTTCTCTAGTCCACTGCTCTGGTATCTTCTTATCTGCGTATAAGAAATTGTATTTCTCACACCATTCTGCATACGTTGTTTTAGATACCTTGCTTAATCTTCTTTTGCTACTTGCAAATACAAATCGAATATCCAACTCAGGGTGTTGCTTCTGTACCAGTAGATGCTTACGCCTATCTGCTACAGTAAACAACCCCTTCGTCTCAACTATGATGCCATTGGGTAGTAGAAAGTCAGGAGTGTACTTTCGGTAACACAAGTCTTCCCATTCAATCTTAATAGATTCGTACTTCACATCTACATTTAATTGCTTTAGATCTTCCTCAACAGTTTTCTCTAGTCCACTACGATAGCCATAGGCTTTAGCTGCATCATATGCCTTCTGGCTAAACTTACGCATTACTCTGTGTCTTTCTTAGCAATGTGTACATACGCTACCATTGGGGGATTCTCTGCTCGTGATACAAGAGATGGTCTCTCTTCTAATCCTTCCCAACATTTATATCTATAAGAACACCAACCACATTCCCTTCCGAGTACAAGGTTGCCTGTCTCTTTCTTGCGATAGGTTTCAGGTATAGCTTCATAGCATCGTTCAAACTCATTGTTCTTTAGTTTGTCTGCCTTCTCTTTAATCTTCTGCACCTCTGCATCTAGATCAATCGTATCAGCAGCTACATACTTAAACTCACCATTCGCTTTATTGATTACCCACCAACCGCCTGCTTTAATATCCATTGCCTTAGCATAACCAGCTAGTTGTCCTACATATCCAAATGAATCATTGTCATGTAGGGTTTTGTAATCCACAAACTTATTGGCATAGGACCATGGGCTTGCAGACTTTACGTCATCGACTGCACCTTCAGTGACTAGGTCTGGTGTGCCATGAATCGTGTGATCACCAGCAACCAGAGTTACCTTATCCCCATTTGCATATGCCACACCTGCTTGAGTTAATAAACCTTTGAACACAGCCTCAGCTATGTCACCCATCATCATGTTGATTATGAAATTTGTAGAGTGAGGAACAGCATCTTGTGGACTGTTCTTATCAAACCAAAGCTGACAGTAGTCACGCCCTACGTTTGACATTCGCAATGAGAAGTTGTTATCCCTCTTATCTACAAACTGCCGGAGTAAGGCAGCACGGACATCACTAACGACTTGTTCTACAACCTCCTCGCTAAGTGTACTATCGCCATGTCTGACCTTACTGAGATACTGGTGTATCTTTAACTCGGCAGGATGATGCATTACTCTACCTCTACGTCAACAAACTCTTCAACAATTTCAGCAAGCTCTGCATCAGGCTGTGCCTTAACATTGTCATTGAACTCCTTGACGATGTAGTCATTGTAGTTATCAATCCACGCATTGAAGTCAGCAAACAATACCTGATCAGTATCAACTAGATCAATTGTCCAGCCGAGTTCTAATGTTGCTGTAGGTAAATAGTACGATGCACCTGTAGGTAAAGACTGCTCATCGGAACCTAGAGTAATTGAATGCTGTGGCAGAATACGATTCTGCTTAGCCATCTGTGCAATAGGAGCACCTAATGTTTTAAATGCATCCTTGTTATCTACTTCCCAAATGAATGGAACAGACTCAACATCACCGAGTTCTTCACCCTTTGCATTGACTGCACCTTTCATGGTCACCTGACCAAACAGTACACGTACACGCTTGATGGATTTCAACAGTGTCTTAGTCTCAGCAGGCAGTGCAGCGTAGTCTTCAATCCAACCACTTGGTTTACCACAGTTAAATCCACCTGCATTGTCACGTAAGTCTTCCTTCAAATCCTTAGCCATGATAGTCTTGACATACTTGCCTTTGCTATCACCACTGCCTTGGATGTAACGCTTGTACATGAAGCGTTGATTAAACAAACGGATAGATACATCCGATGCATACACTGGGTCAAGGTTAGGACGATCCAGTACGTAGCTACCTGCAGCTACAACTTCTACCTTCTTCTTCTTACCATTGACAGTGCTCTCGCCCATAATGCCCTTGTGATCCAACTTCAATCGGGCTAGTGTGTTTTGTTTCTTAGGCACAGCAATATCTGCACCCATACCCATGGCTTGTGCCATTGCTGCAAAGTTACTATTGTTTACTAATGTAAGATCTGACATGATTACCTTTCTATATTTGATATTTACTTCTGCTTGATTCTTGTGCATCGTAGCTTAGCCGGTACTTCTTAACCTTCTGTACTAGTTGATGCACATTACTACTTCTTTCTACGACAACGCCATCGATACTGAATGTGAATTGTTTGCCGTCATGTTTGTATTCGAGTTTCATTGGTGAACCTCCTTTTGCTCTAGCCAATTATCCCCTATCTTTGCTTCAAGTGCAAGGGGAACATTGAAATTTATACTCCATTTGTTATTAATCAAACCTACTAGATCTGCCTGTACTGAATCGATTACATCCACTATCTGTTGGACCTCGTCAGGGTGTACGTCAATCACAATAGAATCGTGTACTGAATTAACCACACAGCTTTGGTATGATTTCAATCTCTTGTAGATCTCTACCAGTGCCAAAGGTACGATGTCAGCAGTAGCAAAGGATTGAACTGGGTAGTTCTTGATGGCAGTAAAGTGTGTCACTGTGCCATCCCTCTTACGCTTGACATCAGGGAATGAAAACTCCCTGTTGCTAGGGATTTTAATGTAGCCATAATTCAATGCTTGCTTAGCCAGTACACTGTGCCACCTTGCCACACCACTGTACTTCTCCATGAAGTGTGTGTAATAAGCAGCCTCAGATTGGGTACGACCATACCCAGTAGCACCATACAACGGGGCAAAGGTATGTGTCTTAGCTACCTGCCTAGATGTAGGCTGACCTGCATCCGTAATAACCTTAGCTGTGTACGAGTGCACATCAAACCCTTCCGATACTTCCTTCATGGCAACTGGATCTTGGGATAGGAATGCAGCTACACGAAACTCTAGCTGTGCAAAGTCAGCTTCCATAATCTTGCCACCACCAAAGCGAGATACAAACACACGCTTAACTGGGAACGTACCACTCCTTGGCATGTTTTGCATATTAGGATTAGCCCCACTGAACCTACCAGTAGATGTGATGTGTTGATTCAATCTAACGTGTAGCATTCCATCGGGTTTAATGAAGTCAGATATGCCACCTACAAAGTTATTCAGGTAGCTATCCAGTGCAGATAACCTACGCAACTTGCCTAAAAATTCAGCAGCATCATCCATACCCTTGGATGTAGCTACACGCTCTAGTGTCTCTAGATTATCTTTACCAGTACCAAAGCCATTGGCACTAGCCCACTTCACATTAGGTGCAGTGAACTTTAAACCTGCAACTTCTTTAGTTGGCTTGAACTCAAAGCCTACACCATTGCATGTACCACACTTAGTGGATTTCTTAAATGCATTACCATCCTTCTTAGTCCGGTGGAAGAACCCTTTACCACTACAGCTATGGCACTTCTCTGCCCGTGTCTTGTACACCATATCAAAGTGTCGCTTAACTGCATCCTTAAACTCAGTGTCTTTCATGTAGGGTGTGATGGCTGTAGCCCATGCATCTTTACTCCTTGGCTTACGACTGTATATGATCCACGATAACTGCTCTGGACTATTGAGATTGATTGGGGTATCACCCATCAACTTACGTACATGCTCTTGCAATAGCTTCTCAGTCTGTGCCTTCTCATTCTCAAACTCTACACGCACCTTATCCAGTGCATCTAGATCAACTCGTATGCCTGTCTGATATATCCGTGCCAATACAATGCACACCTCATTGGACATCTCTATCGTACTAGCTAAGCCCTGATCCTGTGGTGTCTGCAACTTACGCTGTATAGATTTGTAGATACCTTCAGTCGCACCCAAGTCATGCTCAAGATACATACTCAACTCTGCATGTGGGATATCACGAGTGCTGTACCCACGCTTGAAGTATTCCTTCATCGTGTCTTGCTTTAGTACCTCGCAGTTATGCCGGATAGCTACGGTGCCTAGGTCTAGTGGCATCTTAATACCACGCTGCAATACGTAGTCACCTAGCATGGTATCGAATACTTTACCATCGTACTTAAAGCCAGACTCCCAGAGCCACACTAAATCGTGACTGATATTGTGCCCAATTAAAAGTGTAGTCTTGTCTAGTAACTTCTGTACTGCAGTATGATTAGCCGGCACATCTTCTTGTACATCTGTGTGATCGAATGTATATACTTGGCATGGCTCATCCAAGGGTTTGCATCCAACCATCACGAGAGTATTGCCAGTCTCGAATGGGTCTAAGTGCTTACGTCCATCCCGATTACTAACTGTGTTCTCCACGTCAAGGGTTAGTATCATTTAATTTCTTCCTAAGATTATTAACTAACATTTCAAGCTGATCAATCGAGGCATCACTTTTAATTGTATTTGCCTTGTGAGAGATAACCCACACGTTACCTTTAACATAACCAAGATTAGAATCAATCCTATCTACAGATGGTGAACCATCACACAAATACCCAATCCCAAGCTCAAATGATATGCCTAGTAGGGGACACACTTCAGGTATCACGATGTCTTCCTTATCTAAGTTAAAGTCAAGACCTTTTAACTTTGCCCTAGATTTGCAGTTCCAATAAAGCTTAACAGCTGGGTTATTTTTATTGTAAGCATTCCTGTAAGCTGCTTTTTTTTTCATATATTCGGGATCTTTTTTTATCCCCAATGTACGTTCTTTCGTAGCCTTACATGAGTAGCAAGTCCTCTCCACGTATCTCTTAACCTCTCCTGTTTTAAGTCGAGCTTTAGATTTAGGAAACTTACTTTCATCTTTTTCTTGATTGCATACATGACAAGTTTTCATGGAAAATACCTCCTTATGCCATCAGTTATACCTATTAAGTTCACAGATGTCAAGAGGAGTATATCCCAGTGGTGTAATCAAACTCACAATGCACAATCCTGTGAATGCCGTTGATTTTATTCTTTACAATATTTAGATGGCGTTGACCGTCATCACCATCAGTAGAATCTTGCAATGGTGGGTTACGTGCAATCAAGATCATGAGATCTGTCTCACCTGCCAAGCCAGTCTTACTGCCCTCAATCATTGCCTGATTTAATACAATCTTACCTTCAGCCTCGGCACTTAACTGTGTGCAATACACGACTAGGCAGTTGTACATCTTACCTATATTGCGTGCGTATATAGCAGTAGCCTTGAGTGATTCGTGATCATTGGTACTTGAGCCAGCTTCAGCAAACTTACTGCCGATGTCCATCACGACAATGTCAGGCTTGTGCTTCTTGATAACTGACTCAGCCCACTTCATTGTCTTGCCAGTAGCATCGACAAACTTTAGGTTGTCCTTGATAGGATCATACACACGATGTGCTGTGTTCTTATCTGCCACGATCTGTGCCATAGTCATACCAGTAGCAGCAGTCATGTAACGTGATGCTACACGCTCAGGCTTCTCCTCATTACACAGGATTAAAATCTTAGCACCTTGGTGTGCCCATCCATGTGGTGCAGCACACAGCGTACTGTGAAAGCTTGACTTACCTACGTTACTCCGTGCACCAATCACAAACAGCATGCCATTGTCTAGTCCATTGACTGACTGGAACAGTGACTGGATATTAAATCTCCACTTGGTGTTGGATGCAGATGTAGCCAGTAGATTGTCAATGCTATTGTCTACGTATGTAATACGAATCGATGGAGTGAAGTCATCTTGATATTGATTCAAGATATTGCGTAATGGTTCCATCGTAGTCTCATCACCATTGACATACGAGAATCCTAGGTTAGCTACCTCCTCACCGACTACCTGCCTGAACATATTGCTCAGCACTTCAGTAGCTACATCAGAACCCATGACATTCTCATGACGAATCTTATTGAACTGCAATTCGTATGAATGTTTCTGTGCTGTAGTTAGTGTGGGGTTTGCTGCAAAGAATAATGCTTGGACTTCATCGACAGTTAAATCTCTTTTGTACTGCTCCATCGCACTGTCTATGATGGATTTAATCTTACGGGTATCTTTGGTGAATAGCTTTTCAGGACATCTGTTACCTCTTGTCTCATCGTAGAAGTCCTTGTTCATAAGACTTCTAATCAGCGTGAGTTCCATTTACTCTCCTATAATTTGTTTCAACATTTCTATATCTTCTGGAGTTCGATACTTGATATCATCGTGTAGGTTAAGTGCCTTAGCATTAATACCACCGGCTCGTAACTCACGGGTAAACATCAAGGTCTTACTCATTGCGTCAGGATCTAATGCTACCACAACAGTGGGGTACTTGTAAAGCATATCCTTGTGTTCATCCAATAGTGCAGTGCCTAAGAGGGCGAAGCCTGTGCCACCTAACGTATCGACTACGGCTGCACTAATACAATCCTCTACGACTATAGCTACGCTTGAGTCACCTACGATATAGGGAAAACGTGCCTCACCATAGCGTCTCCACTTAGGCTGTGTCTCAGGATGACCGGCACGACCAGTGGCATCAGCTAACTTACCTTCATGTCGGATGGGGAATACTATTCGATCTTCACGAATGTCATAGCGTAGGTCTAGCCAGTGGGGATCTAATCCATACCTGCTACATAAAGTTTTTAGATACGGCTTCTCATAGTCCACAACGATCCACTCCGGTAGATTGAATTGGATAGGTAAGTCGCTGTGAAATACTTCCTCTCGCATCATCTTGTACAAATCACCTGCAGATAGGAGTGTGCGTGTAGCACCGGCTACATTACAGCTATTGGCATAGCAGTTCCACATTAACCTGCCATTGTCATTGATAGCTGTGAATGTTTTGTATCGCTTACATGCAGGGCAGTTACCCCTGTGCATCTGACCCAGAGATAAGTCTAGGTCCTGTACGTATCTACGCACATCAACTGTCATTTCTTACTGGCTTTCTTCTCGGTAGGTATCTTCTTGGATGCGACATGATCCTGCATTACAGATGCTGACAGTTCCTCTAATGCTTTAGTGTGCATTTCTATTACGTCTCTTACCATCCAGAGTGCACCACTAAGTGGATCATCAACAGTATCCACTGCTAGTATTTCTACTGTGTTTGCTAGATTCTCTAGCTTGTATTGAATGACATCGATTGAATTACTTATGTCCCAGTATCTGCTCATTGTATTTCCTTTCATTGTTAATCTTTTATTTGCGAATGCTTCAGCTTGTTCCAAGGAACATACCACATACTCATCCTTCATTTTCATGCTGTCTGCCCCTAAGTAAAGTGGTATTAAGTCTTCTTGTAAATCCGTATCGAAAGACTTGTATTGTTCCGGAGTATAAAACTCCATGTCATCTTTGTACGCTACAGGTTTATGCTTTGCTTTCAACTGCGACCCCATTGATGCCCACAATCTGGACACTTCCATGCTGTAGTTCTGTCTAACTCCATGTCGTATAACCCGATAGCCCTACCCCATTGTCCTTGGGTTCTATCTGCACCATACGATTTAGCACTCTTGTCTGCCTCTGCCTCTGAACCTGTTTTCTCAAAGAAGTGTTCCCATATAGAGCCACCATCTAAGTCAACATTACACTTTGGACAATACCCATGTTCATTTGATGCCATGATGTGCCTCGATTGCTCTAACGAATTGTACTACCCCAGCATGAGTATTAATGTATACATCTAAGGAGTCTAAGATTCTATCTAGTTCGTCCTCAGTCATAGGCTTTCTACCCAGTGCTTGAGTAATCTTATCTGCTAATGACTGTTCATCTAAATCTTTAGCTATCTTACGTGCTCTATCAAAGAACTCTTTTGTATCTTCCATATCATTCCTTACGTTAGTCATAACACTCATACTGTATCACCTGCCGTGTTAAAGCGGAGCTTAGCAGCATTTCTTGCACTTGTCAAGGTATTTTTCATGTAGGGTTTTACTGACTGGGGATTAGCGTGACCAGTAACTGCCATGATCTGGGGCATGGATACACCGGCATCAATCATCTCGACTGTGCCTGTCCTACGCATGTCCATAATCTGGTACTCCGTGGGTAACCCTGCTGCACGGATGATGCTCCTGCCTAATGCGGATAGTGCCTTCCTATCATACGGCTTGGCTATGATCCTATTGTCCTTACAGTAAGGTGCGATGTACTGCTGAAAGTCTACGTCAGCTTTCTGCTGTACCAACATCTCATGTAACTCATCCGTAGTGGGTAGTTCTACCCTAGCCCTACGCTTAGATTGTTGCAGGTACAATACTCTCTTATCAAAATCGTAGTTATCCCATGTCAGATTAGCCATATCACCTAGCCTCTGACACCACTCGTATGCCATCTGCACAATAAGACCCACGCTACGCCATCTAAAACGGCTGTAGGCTGTGTCCAAGAACAACTTGATATCCTCCCTCGTCCACACCACTTTGCGTGGCGTATGCCTGCGTTTAGATACCTTGCTGAACGGATTTATCTGGGCATACCCTAGCTGTATCGCATAGTTGTACAGCTTACTGACTACAGCATGGGTATGGTTGGCATATGGGACACCCCTTTCTGCCCATTTATTGTATGCAGTCTGGGCATTGGGGGTATCAATTGAATCGATATACATCTTGGATATATCCCTACTACGTACATGGGTACTTAGGAATGTCTGGATGCAATAGCGATAGTCTCTTTGGGTGGTTGGTGAGAGAACCCGATAGTCTAAGGATTGGTAGTACTCATCAATCACAGCTACCAGTTTCTTCTTAGCCATCAGTCTGCCTCCTTTTCCTCCTTGGATTCATTCTCGAATGTGCTCTCCATTAACTTGGTATTCCACTGGCGAATATAGTTTGAGTAGTCAGGTCCAAGCATGAAGTACGATAAGACTTCAGACAGTGCAGCCTGCCTACGGATTACATCTTCAACCGGGTCAAACATCTGACGTGATTGCTGCATGAGTGTAGTAACGCATGACTCGTATGCCTCTTTCAAAGTTGCGATAACTAACTTGTCGGTCTGCTCATCAGGTAATTCAAAAGTTACTTTCATTTCTATTTCCTTTCAGTGGTTAAGTGGACATCAGTGCTACAGTTAAAATAAATAAAACAACAACAGTATAAATACGGGTAGTCCAGTACTCCCTGTTTATAATTCTAGGATCGTGGATCAGGTAACTCTGTAGTTCAAGCATGTCTACATCCTGCTCAATGTACTTAGGTCTTAGTGGATTCAGATAGTACTCTGAACCAATCTTAATCTTGCCGTTGTTATAAGGTACGTTCATAGCTTGTTCTTCTCCTTAATAATATTCTCAATGTCCCGTGCAAAATCAAAGATGTCTTGTCCCTTACGGCATGACTCGATGTCATCATCTGTAAGGGGTATGTATTCTTCCTTGGGTGCTACGATTACTTTCCTACGCTCAAGCTTAGGTCTCTCCTTCTTCACAGGTACAAACCCTTCGGGTAACTCAGTCAACTTCATTGCATCATCCATGTAATGGCTCCTATTAAATATAAAGTTACAGCTACAGCTTCTACTAAAATCAATGGTAAGTCATCTTGCAGATACCCTGCCCATGTCCACAGTGCACTACCCACCAGACTCAAGAACACATTCAGTGGGTACACATTAAAGCTTGTGAGTGCAATACCTACAAGACACAGCAATGTACCTGCCCACTTGATGTAATTACTTGACATCAATTACACCTTGTAGTTTCACTCTGTGTGGGTAATCTTTCTCAATCCAAAAGCACCGGTACACACCATGACGTACAGATAACCATGCCTCGTATCGTGTGTATGTACCTTGTGAGTCTACACATCCTTCATGGTCCCACTCCATACGACCTGCAATAAACCCTACCCACACACCAAATACAAATGCACACATGATGAATGCTCTTGTTAGGATCATCATTTAATCCCATGCCTTTCTTCTATTGCTCTAGCAAACTTAATAAACGAATCTTCATAATCACGCACCTCAAAAGTTGTATCAAAGATTTCGGTTATTTCCTCATCTGTTAGTGGCTTTGATTTCCACAGCATCTTAGATGGATTCATGCCGGTGTACTTAGGTGTCGGAGGTACAACTGCATCCTCGTAGCCCGGATGATAAGGTGCTTCTTCTAGTTTCTTTTGATATGTCATTTTGATAACAGCCCCATTGCTACATCTATTAGTATCACTACCAGTACAGCTATGCCAATGATGGATAAGAACATCACCATGTCTAGTAGAAATTGTGTCATTTAAAAAAGTCCTCCAGTTTGTAGCCCTTCTGTTCTAGCTTGTGCTTGATCTTCTTCAATGCCCGTTGCTCGATGTCAGCTACGCTGTTACGATGTATGCCTATCTCTCTACCGATGTCAGCATATGACTGGTCATACAGCTTTGCTTCGTGGTTTTCTTTTAACTTTGGCATTTTGTTTTTCGTCCTTTAGTTTCTGCGCATATTCTTTGAGCATACCTGTGATGGCGTATTCAACCATATACTCCAGTGCTTCCTTGTCATAGGTGGCTTTGGCTTCTGCACTACCATCAGGATTCTCTTTGATGATCTCAATGCGAATGTTCATTTATTTTTCTTCCCTTTCTTTTTCTTTTGTTGCACCTCCTGTGCCTCATTAATTTCACGCTGACACGCCTGCACTTCCTCTGCTGTACCATACCCATCCAAGTGGTGTGCCTGACTGAACGTATCCATAAGTACTTGCATACGCATGTCATGTACTGTCTTGATACTGTCAATGTAATTCCATACGTCCTGCTCATCAAGACGTACATCGGGATGATCTACCAACAGTTGAATGAACTGCTCTAGATCTTCCTTCGTACCCCATGCAGCCATGATGTCATTCTCTAAATGCATACGAGTCTTGGTTGCTATCTTGTCCTTGATCACATGTAAAAATCTTAAATCATTACTCATTGTCTTTCCCTTTCTAAAGTAGGGGGCACGAAGCCCCCTGTTAGTTACGCTACTGCCATCTCTTCACCAGCAATCAAACGCTGGAACTCAGCACCCTGAATCACAGACTCGATGTCCTGCTCAACACGGATACGCTTACGCTCTACCTCAGTGCCGTCACGCTGTGCTTCTACGTGGGTACTGATGTGAGTGAGTGTGTTGTAAACACGATATGCATCGTGACCGATCTCAGTGTAGCTATCGTAGATACCGATGATCTTCTCAAGCCATTTGTTATTTACCTTCGGACCAGTCTTGGTCTGATAGGTAGCTACATTTCTACGGAAGAAATCAACCGAGTAATCACGGGCTACAGGGATCTGACGCATCTGAGCCATGATTTCTGCATCACGCTCTAACTTCTCAGGGAAAGTCGCAGCCACTTTGCCGATGACCTCTGGATCGTAGAACGTGGTGTGCTTCTGTGCAATACCGACACGCTCTCGTGGTGCAACCATACCATTCAAGCAAGCAAGGCGGTAGATCATTGCATTGATCTGCATCTTGACTGACTGGTCATGTGAGTCACGTACATGCATCACCATCTTGGCTGCCTCACCTAACTTCTTCTCGAAGTTGTATGCCTTGAGTACAATCTTGGCTGAGAATCCTGCACCATTACCGAGTGCATGAAAGTCTACATCGACATTGCTTGTGTCTAACTTAGCCAAGGATAAACCCTCACGCATGTTGTCCCACATGATGCGGAAGTTCTTGGGATTGTGCACGGACTTGCCGTCACCGATCACCTCGTCAGTGATAGGGTTGACTACCCAGTAACGATTGGGGATAGCCAAACCATTGCGTGTCTGTTGCTCACGCTGTGGCTCGAAGTCCAGTACTGCTGGCAATGCTGGGATGTGATCTAACGATTTAAATGTAAGCATGTTTACTACTCCTATTCAGGTTTAAAAGTTTTGTTGACCCAACGAATTGAATAAGTCGGGCATGTTGATACATCTACTACGATACGATACTTGTTAGCTACATGTTGAACAAACTTGTGGGGTGCCTCATGAAGTGACTCCATCGCTACCCACAAACTATTACCATCGTGCTTAGCTACGGGACTGTCTCGGTATGACCATCGGCTGACACTCAGCGTAGGACAATCTCTGTCAGGTACATAGCCCAATGCATGCCATGGATCTAAGGTAGTGAACGCATCCTTGATGGGCTTGTACTCCTGTGGTTCACCTCTGAACTTGATGTTCGAGTGTACCCAGTTGTGTGTCTTGATATCGACTGCCCCACCTAGATGGTTGTACTGCCTAGCCATTGGATGGTTCGGTACTACTACGTCTGTTGAATCTTGCACAGAACTCCTTTCTTTTTTCTATTGTAGGTACAACTATTAACCTTGTCAAGTACTACCTTACTAATAATCCGAAGCCCTGTCTTCAAGCCCCATCCAAACTCCGATGCACGAGCATCCTTCAAGCGAGGGAATACATAGTCCGTATCCTTCTCTCGTATTACCCACAACACTAGCTTGCCTGTCATCAAAACACCTCCTTCACTTTTATTCTAGCTTCCATTACCCACAAGGGGAACTTGTCTACCAGTAAGTTGACCCAGTCAGATGTATCAAGTCCATCATCATTGCAGAGGTAGGCTGTGATCACCATGCTACGCCTGCCATCATCGTCAGGGAAATCATCGTGCTTGACCACGGGTCCCCACTTCGTACCTGCAGTAGTGCCATCACCCCACTGGCAGTCATCCCATATGTTGATGCCCCACTCCTCATCATCCACTGTGACGTAGTGCCACCAGTCATCACTGCCATCGAAGTGCAATCCCAGTGCGATGTTAGCCTGACGCTGAAGCTTATCTCGTTTGTCTTGGGTTATGTCCATTTATGTAGATCTCCTCTCGTTTAGTTCAAAGTTAGCCAAGTCCTGCCCTCCTATATCTTTGATCCACCCACTGCCGTGCCAGTACCCATGAATGTTCTCAAAGTCTAGCCAGTTCTCACCCCAAAATACTTGGATGTGACTCCATCCATCTTTGATTAATGTACGGACATGTTTTAATACTTGCTGTTTGCTAGGCTTACGACCATTGAAATGTATTTCTCTTGGCATTACGATCTCTCCTTGTCCATCAAGTTAAACAATAGGTGCTTGGCTTTGTTGATAAACTGTCTAGCACACTCAGTGTTACCCCCTGCCATGACTTCCTGTGCATCGCTGAGGATGGAACAGGCAAGCCATATGCTACCCAGTCCCTCACCATGCATGTTTATGTAGATATTGTTTTTCTCCATGTAATCTAACTCCTCCATGGAACAGCCAAACATTTTGATTGCAGTTTCTTTATCCATTACAGCATCCCTCCGATTGTGTACCCAATTAATAAACACCCAGCCATGAAGCTTGTACTAGCTAGGAAGACAGCCAAAACAGTAATTGCATATCGCATTTATTGATCTCCAGTTTAGTGACGAACATTCGACAGTACAATCAATCCTTGTACCCTTGATATATATTCATGATGTAATAGTGTGCACTCCCACATTTTGGGCACAGCACTTCTGCTTCCTCCCGATCCTCGTGATCTATCTCGCCATAGTCAAAGCCTTCATACTTGCAATCTAAACATTCCTGTAGATCATCACTTTCTAAAACTCTATCAAATTTCATAGTCATCTCCTTGAGCCTTGCTAGTATCGTAGCTACAATATATTCCTGTCAATTAGGACAAACCCTTATCCTTATAGGATAGCCCCTACACTTTTATCCCTACCCATATGTACCCAAGATGCAGTATGCACTGGCATGAAGTCGTTGTACTTACGGACAAATGACTCATACTTGTATGGATTGTAGGTAACAGATACCATCTGTGGCATGTAGTTAACAGGGACATTTGTCTTGATGAGTTCCCCCATCACACCTGCATGTACATTCTTTCTACGCTCTCGCAGCACACGCTCCCTGCCTGCCTTGGAGACCTTGAATGTACAGTTTGTGAGGGTCACATCCTCTGCATGGTAAATGACCCTACCCTTGTTCTCACCTTCGAGTGCCTTGATCGACCAACAGTTCTTGTGCAAGTTACGATAGACAAATACTTTCATTCTTCATCCTCCAGTACCTTAATTACTTTCTCGGCTTGTTCTTCGGTATTACATACCTTAATCAAGTCCTCGCCATTAACATGAGAAAACAAAACTTCCCACTTACCTTCTCGTTCTACTGTGAAATAAAAAGCCATTGCTCATCCTCCTATTCAAGCTCATTGATCTCGTGGGTTTCTTCCTCGCCATACACTACATCTTCATCTGCAATGTCATTCTTGGCAAACTTTACATAAGCTTTCGTCTCTGCTTCTTCTTCTGACTTAGCCATCACCTCAATGGTGTAGATAGTGGTTTCATTTCTAGCTATGAGTACCTCATACTTTTTCATTCTTCATCCTCCTTATCTTTATCTTCTTCACCATGCTTTTCTTCCCAGTAGTCAATGAAGTCTTCGACCTCACGAACTAATCCCATGGATACATAGCTACTCACTTCATGTACCGATCCATCTTCCCATGTCAGGTGTAAATCCCAGTGCTTGACTTTCATTCTTTATGCCCTCCACGATGCGTCATCAATTCTCTGAGCTTCGGCTTCATCCTCATCTTCTTCCTCCTCATCCTGTGCAGGATCTGTATCAATTGTTATGTGTCCAAAGCGTAGCTTCCCGTCACCATTACTGCTACATTTAGTGGGCTTATCGAATGTGACTACAGTACACAGGTCA